AGGGCATCAAGTACGCCGCGGCGGGCATGAAGCTGTCGGAGATGGAGCTTGATAAGCGGTTCGCCGAGCTGAAGCTCGAGATCGGCGACGCGCTCGGTATTCCGCGCCCGACCGAAGGCGGCGACGCTGCCGGTGACGAGGCGGCCTACTGGCTCGGCCCGATCAAAGACCACCTGGACCTGCTCGCCGATGTCATGACCGAGCGGCTGTGCCCGATGTTCGACCCGGAGTTCTCGATCGAGTTCTCGCTCGCGCACATCCTCCCCGTCCAGAACGCGCGCCTCGAGCAGGCGAAAACGCACTACCTGCTCGCGGGCGGGGTCGCGATCGAGACGCGCAACGAGGCGCGGACGGCGATGGACATGCCGGAGATCGACGGCGAAGGCGTCGACGATCTGTACGAGAAGCCGCTCCCGGCCCCCGGGGGATTCGGCGCCGAGCCTGACACCGACGAGGGCCGCAGCGACGGCAACGACGGCGAGAAGCCGAAGCCCGGCAACAAGCCGGTGAAGGCGCGGGAGTCCGTCGAGCTCGCGGACCGCCGCCAGAAGAAAGCCGGCCAGCTCGACCGCTTCACCGATCGCCTGAAAGCGCTGGTGCTCGAGCGGCTCGCCGAGCAGCGTTCGCAGGTCGTGCGCGGCGTCAAGGCGTGGGTGGAGAAGCGCGGCCCACAGCTCAACGGGAACGGCAACGGACACACCGTCAAGCTCGACGCGCTCGACGTGTCGCACCTGATGCCCGGCCCCGACGATGGCGACGAAGCGCGCTTCCAGCGTGCGCTGTCGCGAATCCTCAAGGAACGCGGCGCCGATGCGATCAAGGAAGTGGAGGCGCTCGCCGACATCGCGCTCGAGGTCGAGTTCGAGACGACCGGCGCACGCACCGCCACGTTCATCGCCGAGCAGGCGCAGCGGATCGTGAGCGTGCCTGACGAGACGACGCGCGCGAAGCTGTACGAGAACCTGACCGAAGCCATGGAGGCGGGCGGATCGCTGGAGCAACTGCTCGACGCCGTTCACGACACGTTCGACGCACGGCGCAACCAGGCTCTGACGATCGCCCGTACGGAAGCCCTCTCGGCCTACAACTGGGCGAGCGTCGAAGGCTGGCGGCAGACCGAAGTGGTCGACCGTCACGAGTGGATCACGTCGCGCAGCGGGCTCGGCGGGCGGCACTCCGAGGACCCGGACGGCCACTACCAGAACCTCGACGGACAGGTACGCGCGATCGGCGAGCAGTTCGACGTGGGCGCGTCGCGGCTCTACTTCCCCGGCGATCCGGGTGGCCCGGCCGGCGAGATTTGCAACTGCGTCTGTACCACGCTGCCGGTGATCAACGAGGCGGCGCTGTCCGAACGACGCGAGGCGATCCGGCTTCGGGATGCCCTCTCACGCAAGCGCCGAGACGGCGACGGAGTGGCCGAGAACCGGATCGCCCACCTATTCGGATGGCGCGGATGAGCGTGATGCTCCACGGCTTCGAGCGGAGCGACTGCGCACGCGCGGTCGACGCTCGCCTGACGGAATGGACGTGCCGCTCGTGTCAGGCAGTGAACCCGATCGAGTGCGGCGAGCCGCGCGAGCAGGCGTGCAGCGAATGCGGCGCGCTCAAGACGTTCGGACGCGAGGATCACAACAGCACGCGGAGCAGGGACAACGAGACGTTGAAGCGGTGGAGGGTGAGGGGATGAGCAAGGTCTATCGGGTGCGCTTCGCGGGCGGGCGCGGCAACAAGAACACCGCGGACATGCCCAACGACCCGCCGATGATGGCGATGGACGAAGCCCTCGCGCAGATCAACACGCTGCCGGGCGTGCTCAAGCCGCTCGAGGCAACCGACCTCGCGGGCGTGCGGGGATCCTTCCTGGTCAACGACCTGCCCTTCAAGGACGGCGGGCGGCGCATCAAGACGAGCGGCGTGCAGCAGATCGCGAGCCTGCTCCGCGGCGCTCCGTTCATCCTCAATCACGAGACATTCGGCACGCTGGCGCTGTCGGTCGGTCGCGCGTTCGGCGCAGTCACGGCCACCGCCCCGAGCGGCGCCTTCTGGGCCGGCCCGCGCTTCTACGTCCAGAACCAGCATCCACTGTTCGACACCGAGGCGCTGGTCGCCTGCATCGACGGCGGCACGTTCAACGAGCAATCGGTTGGCATGTACGCGCATACGTTCTCGTGCTCGATCTGCAACGAGGACGCGGGCGACTGCGACCACGCGCCGCGCGCGACCTACGACGGCAAGCTGTGCCTGTGGGAATACGACGACATCGACGAGGTCGACGAGTTCTCGGGCGTCATGTCGGGCGCGATCGACGGCACGCGCTACTTCCTCGCGGCGAAGGATGAACGCGAGGACGTGATCGACGTCGACCAGCTCGAGGCGCAGGTGGTTGAGCGCGCGACGAAGCGCGACCCCTCGCTGTTCGAGCGGTTCGCAGATGCGGCAATGAAGAATCGCGAGGCGCGGCAGCGAGGGCTGCGCAGCCTCTACGGGATTCGTCAGGTTTCGTAACGCAGTGGGCTCGCCCGCGCCTCAGTCGGGCAACAGGGGTGCAGTGAGCCCCACGCAGTAAACAGGGGTCCGGCAGGGGCCGGGAAACCCGGGGAGGGGTGGCGGATGAAGGCGGATCTCAGCAAGAAGTTCCGTGCGGCGCTTGCGGAATGCAGCACGCCGGAGGAAGCGACCGCGATGGGCGGCGAGTTCATCGAGGGGCTGCAGGTTCAACTGCAGGAAGCCGATCGCATGATCAAGACGCAGGGCGAGAAGCTCGAGCTGATGTCGAAGGGATCCGAGGACGTGAAGGAGCTGATCACCGCGCAGCGTGAGGTGATCACCGAACTCAAGAACAACCTCCGTCAGACGCCGTCGATGGCCGAGACGAAGGGCAAGATCGACCTCCGTGAAGCGATCTGGCACGAAGCGCTGTCGGCCAAGGCGCGTGCCGAGCTGAGCCGGGGCGAGGACACCGACAAGGCGACCTCATTCCTCGCGCAGATGCCGGCGGATCAGTTCACGCTGACCTGCCAGCCGTGCGACGAGATCGGCGTCGACCCCAAGACGGTCACGGGCCGCGCGATCATCCGCCAGCAGAAGCTCTCGGACTTCGAGGCGCTCTACATCAAGTTCCTGGCTCGCAAGGATCCCGAGATGATCGCGACCGGCGAGTACAAGAAGCACCCGCTTCTGCAGGAGCGCGCCAAGCTGGTCGAGCGCCTGCGCGATGGTGTGCAGGTCGCACTCGCCGACGACGCGATGAGCACCATCAACGCGACGGTCGGCGGCAACTGGGTGCGCCCGGAAGTGCTCTCGGCGGCGATCCTGCCGTACATCGAAAACGAGCGCGTGCTGGTGCCGTTCTTCGAGAACTTCCCGATGCAGACGAAGGTGCAGAGCATCGGCGTTCTCGCGTCGAAGGGCTACCCGGTGCGGCTCGAGGAGAACGACAACGAGGCCGGCAACGCGACCGACGCCACGCTGTCGGGTCAGTACATCTCGACCTACAAGGCGACCTTTACCGCCAAGGGCTACGGAACGATGGTCGTGGCGACCCCATGGTGGTTCGATGACGGCATCATGGGCGCCGACTTCATCACGCGCGAGCTGGCGTCGTGGATGGCGCGCGGCGACGAGCGGTGGCTGGTCAGCGGTCAGGGCATCGGCGGAACGTTCGACGCCATCGACAGTCCGGCGCCGGCGACCACCGACATCCGCGGGATGTCGTACGGCCTGCGCTACCACGCCAAGAAGATCTGGGACGCCGGGCTTTGCTCGCCGGTCGATCTCGGCTCGGGCCTCACGGGCGAAGGCGCCGCGAAGATCTTCGGGCGTCAGGGCCGCTGGGCGCACCGGATCCGTCAGTCGATCTGGGTCGTCTCGCCGGTCGGCATGACCGCGTGCCTGCTCGTCAAGACCGAGGGCGGCAGCAACCTCGTCCAGACGTTCAACGAGATGGGTTCGCCGGGAACCTTCCAGACCGGCGTGCTCGCTCGCATGTACGGCCGGCCGATCGTCGTGTCGGATGAGGTGTCCGAGGCGATGGACGCGAACGGCTACGCGGCCGCCGGCGGCACTGCCTCCGCGATCTACCACGTCAACACCGACGCCGTGAAGATCGGACGGCGCACGGGAATGCGTGTCGAGTTCTCGGACCAGTACCGCTTCGCGCAGCACCAGGACGTGTTCAAGGTCACGGCGCGGACGGACATCCAGGCGGGCTACAACACCGCTTCGGGGACTCCCGCGTCGACCGTGACGGAGCCGTTCATCAACGCCGGAGTGAATCTGCCGAGCGCGCTGTAATCGTTCGCAGGCGGGAGCCCCCGGGAGAGTCTGCGGGGACAAGAGCGG